CAGAAGCACAAGATGTTATCGACATGATTGATAGACACTTCACCTCAGAGGAACAATTACCTCTTTTCTCTTGACATTCCCCCCTAATGGTGGTATATTTACATAATGAAGTTTTACACACATATCGCCCAATGGGGTAATCAATTACTTGTTCGTGCAGTAGAGAATGGTGTTCGTTCTAACTACAAAGTTAAATACGAGCCCACTCTTTATGTTCCAGTAAAGAAGGAAACTGGCTGGAAAACACTTGACGGTAATAATGTCAGTCCAATGAAGTTCCTCTCTATCAAAGAGGCAAAGGAATTTGTTGCACAGTACGAAAGTCAACCACACCTTGTGCATGGTATGACACAGTTTCCTTATACCTATATTTCAGAAACATATCCCAAACAGATTCAGTTTGATAGTTCACATATGCGAATTGTCACTATTGATATTGAGGTAGAATGTGAGAACGGTTTTCCAAATGCTGATCAAGCACTTGAACCAATGCTGTCTATCACTATCAAAAACCATGACACTGGACGTATCAAGGTTTGGGGATTGCACGATTATCATAACGATAGAGAAGATGTACAATATATCAAATGTCAGACTGAACGTGAATTACTAGCTCAATTCCTTTCGTGGTGGGAAAGTGATCATCCAGACATTATCACTGGTTGGAATACAGAGTTCTTTGATATTCCCTATATCTGTAACCGTATCAAATCGGTTATGGGTGAGGATGCTATGAAGCGTCTTTCGCCATGGGGTGTTGTGAACTCTCGTATGGTAAACTCTGGTTTTGGACGTAAAGATCAAGTCTATGATATTATGGGTGTTGAAGAACTTGATTATTTACAGCTCTACAAAAAGTTTACTTATTCTAATCAAGAATCATATCGACTTGACCATATTGCTTGGGTTGAACTTGGTGAACGTAAAGATGAAAATCCTTACGAAACATTTCGTGAATGGTACACAAAGGACTATCAGTCGTTCCTAGACTATAATATCCAAGACGTTGAACTTGTCGATAGACTTGACGATAAAATGAAATTGATTGATTTGCTTCTGACTATGACGTATGAGGCTAAAGTCAATATGTCTGATTCATTCACATCAGTTAAGTATTGGGATGTTCTTATCTATAATCATCTTCTCAAGAAAAAGATTGTCATTCCACAGAAAACAAGTCATGTTAGTAAGGGTGACAAGTATATTGGTGCATATGTCAAAGAGCCACAGGTTGGACAACACAAGTGGGTTCTGTCTTTTGACTTGAACTCTCTGTATCCACACTTGATTATGCAATACAATATTTCGCCAGAAACACTTCTTCCCAAAACAATGGGTTTTGATTCAGAAAAGTCTGTCAACGAGTTGTTACAAAAACAACATGACTTATCTCTCCTAAAACCAGCTGATGTAACTTGTACACCAAATGGTGCATTGTTCAGAACTAAGATGATGGGGTTCTTGCCAGAGATGATGCAAGAGATGTACAATGATCGTACCATCTACAAGAAGAAGATGTTGGAGGCAAAACAACAATATGAAAATACAAAAGATCCAAAGTATCTAAAAGATGTGTCTCGTTACACTAACATTCAGATGGCAAGAAAGATTTCATTGAACTCTGCTTATGGTGCGATTGGTAATGAGTGGTTTCGTTATTATGACTTGAGAATTGCAGAAGGTATTACAACTTCTGGCCAACTATCCATTCGCTGGATTGAACAGGCGCTAAATGGATACTTGAATAAACTGCTAAATAGTAAGGATAAAGATTATGTTATTGCATCAGATACGGATTCAGTATACATTAGGTTTGACGAACTTATTGATAAAGTGCTTAAAAAGAGAACAGATGAGTCGGAGGATAGTTATCGCAGCCGGGCCGTGGACTTCCTTGATAGAATTGCTCAAGAGAAAATTGAACCTTTTATTGATGAGAGTTATCAAGATCTTGCTGAGTATGTAAACGCATACGATCAGAAGATGCAGATGAAACGTGAGGTGATTGCTGACAAGGGTATCTGGACTGCAAAGAAAAGATACATTCTTAATGCATGGGATGTTGAAGGTGTTCGTTATCAAGAACCACAACTCAAGATTATGGGAATTGAGGCTGTTAAATCATCTACGCCTGCACCTTGTCGTGAAAAGATTAAACAGGCACTAAAGGTTATCATGTCTGGAACAGAGAAAGATGTAAACAATTTTATTCAAGAGTTTCGTGATGAGTTTATGAACTTGCCACCAGAAGAAATTGCTTTCCCTCGTTCAGTTAATGGTATTGACAAATGGAGTGATAGTTCTGGTATTTTTAAGAAGGGCGCTCCTCAACACATTAAAGGCGTAATTCTTTACAACCACTTTCTAAGAAAACAAAAACTTACAGGAAAGTATCCACTGGTTCAAGAGGGCGAGAAGATTAAGTTTCTGAATATGAGAACACCAAATCATATGCAATCTGGTGTTATTTCTTTTATGACAAAATTACCAAAAGAACTTGACATTCACAAATATTTGGATTATGATACACAGTTTGAGAAGGCCTTTGTTGAGCCTCTGACTTTTATATGCAACCAAATTGGTTGGAAGATTGACCGTTCTTATGGAACACAAACCACACTTGAGGATTTTTTCTCTTGACATATTAGTAATTTAATGTTACTATATAAAGATAGTATATTGGGTATGAAGATATACTAACAATATTGCAAATAAGGAGTATAACCATGCAATTACAATTCGATTTAAATAGAAGTCTAAAAGCAAACCCCCCGAAATATGGTAAAGGAATAAATTTCCTTGAAAGGAAAGTTGGAAAGCTTTCTGGACTTAGAGTTATGAACTCAAACGGTTCGTCACTACAACCACGAGAAAAGAATCTTGACGATGGTCAAAGAAACACTGAACACTCTTTTAGGGTGAATGGAGTTCTCTATGATAGGGAAGTCATGGTTACAGAACTTTGTCCAGATGGAATTGAAGAGTTGATTTCTGGATATGGTAGAAAGTATGCATTTGATTCTATGGGAGTTGATACATATTTTTGGGATGTAGTTGAATTTGAAAGTCCATATTGGAAAGCAGTATGGAAAAGAAAACTAAATGCGACTAAAGACCATATCGCACAAGGAACTCCCAATACAGAAGGAACTTATATCAAAGGATTGGTTGATCTGAAAAATACTAATTCCTTTGATCATACTAATGATGATGCAGTTAAAGAAGCATTGTTTGAAATGTCTGATGGACAATTGGACAATGATCAGATAGATAAACTTCTAAAAAAGTTCAGAAAATCTAATAGTAAGTATATCGGTATTAACGCTTATAATAAGGTAGACGCAAACGCAGCTGCTAGAGAACTTGGACTTCCAACTAGTGGTTATGTCAAAGACATTTCTAGTGATGCGTGGGATACTGTTGGTTGGGTTTATAAAACTGGTGATCTTAAAAAAGAAGTTATCTCTTGGGCAGAAAAGTTTGACCAGTATGATAAAAAAATCTCAATCACTGGATATATTGAACACACAGAATTGGACGAAGAAAAGATCAAAAAGGCACGAAAGTCTTTTTTAGAGAGCTTAGAAAAAACAATCACAAATGTTATTCACAAGTACTTAGATGAAAAGTACCATAACATGGTTTATTTTGAAGGCTTTCTCGCACAAATCACAACAGAAGACCCAGAACAGGGTGGACTTCCAAAAGAAAGAGGCCTTGTTGATGTGGATGGTAATATCATTTACGAAAAGAAATAATGATAAAAGATATATTATGTAAATCGGTTGAAAGTCAAATACCAGAACAAGAAGTTGCAGTGCTATTGAGTGGGGGTGTAGATTCTCTCTCAGTAGCATTTGCCGCATCTGATGTTGGAAAAACTGTTCACGCATACAGTTTTCATTTAGATACTCATGTTTCATATGACTTTCAGAAAGCCAAAGATGTTGCAGAACATTTTGGTTGGAACTTCACTGGTGTTTCTATTCCAACCAATAATCTCAAACAAGACTTTCATAGACTTGTAGAACTAGACTGTAGAAAGAAAACACATTTTGAATGTGTGTATCCATTTCTGTATGTCTATCCACAAATTAAACAGAAGTATGTTTTGTCTGGTTGGGCGGCAGATGGTTATTATGGAATCAGTAAGAAGGCAATTCTTAACTACAAACACACACAAGAACTATTTGATGAATTCAGAAATAATTACTTTAAACCAGATATGTCTGCTGGATATAAATGGCACAAGAAGGTATCAGATAAACATGGAAAAATATTTGTCACACCATACCTAACTCCAGAAGTAAAGGAATTCTTTTATAGTAAGAGTTGGGAACAACTAAACTTCCCACACCAAAAACATCATGTTAGAGCTGCCTTTGAACAATTTAATCACATAGGAAATGTCAAAAATCACTTGAATTTACAGATAGATTGTGGTATAGTATACTTGTTTGAATCACTAATAGATGATAAAGAAATAAATTTTAAAAATAGAACTAGAATTATGGATATTTGTAGAGATTGGTACTTGCTAAATAATACAAATACTTTGGAGAATTTTTTCACATGATATATAAACCATACAAATTAGAAGATGTTGTTAAAGCATCCAACCAAAACAAGTTTAATGTCATTTCTACCTTTGCTGGTGGGGGCGGTTCTTCTACAGGGTATCGTCTTGCTGGTGGTAAGATTCTATGCGTCAATGAATTTGTAGAAGAGGCCCAGAACACATACAGAGAAAACTATCCAGACACACCAATCTTGCCAGGCGATATCAAACAGTTGTCTGGTAAAGACTTTTTGGATATTGCTGGACTTGAAGTGGGTGAACTAGATATTCTAGACGGTTCACCACCATGCTCTGCATTTTCTGTTGCTGGTAAACTATCACATGGGCGAGATGGTAAACATTCTGACGGATGGGGCCAGACTAAAAACTACTCAGATGGTAAGATGGTAGAAAACATTGAGGACTTATTCTTTGAGTTTCTACGAGTTGCTGATGATATTAAACCAAAAGTGATTATTGCAGAGAATGTGAAAGGACTTACAGTTGGAGAGGCAAAAGAATATTTCAATAAGATTCAAAATACTTTTGAGAATATTGGATATGATGTTGTTGCAAAGGTATTAGATAGTCGCTTCTTTGGTATCTCACAAACCAGAACAAGGGTTTTCTTTATTGGTGTTCGTAACGATATCACAGAGAAAGCTGGACTTAATTTTATGACTATTGGTAACGTCTTTCCACAAGAGTTGCCAGATGTTGTTCCTCTAAAAGATGCTCTAATTGGATTAGAATATGATGAAGAAGAGGTAAAATATCTAACAGAGAAGTTTACTAAAACTGCATATTGGAAACAAACTGGAAGTGTTATGCCTGTCGATCCAGACAAGGTTCTGACAGGTGGTGATTATCATCCTAAAGGTCATCACTTCAATCTCAAACGTGTATCCCAATATGCTCCAGCTCCAACACTAACTGCAATGGGTAGTAATGATACAACTGCTGGTGCTTTTCATTGGAGTGAACCTAGAAAATTAACACTTGGCGAATTAAAACGTATTCAATCGTTACCAGACGATTTCAAACTAACTGGTAAGTGGAATCAGAAATCAGAAAGAATTGGAAGAATGGTGCCTCCTCTGATGATGAAGGCTATTGCTGAATCTGTATATGATAAAATATTGAAGGAGATT